AATGAACTTACGAACATACCAGAGAAAGTTCTTCTGGAATACACCTTCACCAGTGATACAATACTCAGAACAAAGTGCATTGAGTCGTGATTTAGTGGTGTTAGATTGCCAACCACCATCAAAGATAGTCAGGCTCGTGTCATCAACCAAAGCAATCTTATTACCGTGGAGATAAACAGTGGAAACACCATCATTGGTGACAACTTCAGTGTTGCCAGATTTCCAGTTCTTGTTACCATTAATGGCTTCAATCATCTGGCTTTCAATCTTACGCATGTGGTTTAGTGGTTCTTACACTATAGATGACATTTGGAGGTAACTAACTTTAATACCTCCTAATTGGGCCTTACATTGTTGAGAGTAACCACCACGTAATCATCAACAAATGCCCATCTATCAAAAAGGATTTGTCCAATTATGATGTTGCTGTTTTGTAATCCTTCCGTCGGCAAAAAGATTATCGACACAATTTAAAAATACTTGCCACTTCATCTCACGAGTGAATGTTACACTTTCATCCTTGCAATGATCCTTTACAGTTTCACGAACAACACGCTGAACATCACTTTTTGTCATCTTTTTTGTCCTTGTTTGATTTACTTGGCTTGGTCCAATAATCGCGGAAAATTGACATTAACTACACAATCCTTGAGATTTGAGAATAGAACGTCGTGCCTCGTATGCCACAAATTCAGAAGGAAATACAGCGATCTTAGTGAAGTCTTCCTTCCAATATAATGCCCATTTGTGTGACCCTATCACTCCACGAGCCACGATAGGATTATCTATTCCAAGTGGATATGCCATATCAAGCTCCGTAAACTTCTTCGGCCATTGGTGTATCACTCATGCGATCTAGGTGATCCCATAGTGTATTCTTTTCACCAAACATTTCCTGAAAAAGATCAAGATCTTGACGATCGTATTGATCATTAACAAGCCAGATCTCTTGTTCAATCCATGCAACTTGTGCACGAGCTTTGTCAAGTGACTTACGCAACTCGTATAGCTTTTGGTTTCGTTCGGTGAGAGTCATCTTAGTGTTGTTCATACTATAGAAGACATTTGGAGGTTACTAACTTTAATTCTTACAAATTACACCATCGATCCATAAACTCTTCAAGTGTAAAATGCTCATCAGTTGAAGTTTCTAAAATCAAATCTTCTTTACTCATGTTTTCAATTGATTTACGATATTCTTCACTTGTAAGATCTAAATCAGGATCAAAGTCATCATGGCAAAGATAATCATATTCTTCACACAATGCTTCAATTAGTTGTTCTCTGGTATAATTCATTTGAGTTCAATCCTATCCATTAAAATCATACCGAGATCAAAAAACAAATCATCATCCATTTCACCAAATTTGACATGTAACGCTTCTGAAATACAATCTTGCATCATTTCAGAATACTTTTCATTCAAATAGATCTGTTCGATAATATCTTCTTTGACCGCATCTGCGATCTTTGATGTAGCCATTGCAGAAAGTGCCATATCAACTAGTGAGAAGTTTGATGATTGCGGTGAAGAATATACCGCATGAAATGTAATAGATGAATCTAAAAGTTGCCATCATCAGAGATAAAGGAACGAACCGTATGCATCACAAATGTGAGGATTATCTGCCAACTGAGTGATAAGATAACGAACACCCTTAGCTGGTCCTTTCACACTGGCAGGTTTGTAACACTCACCAGTGTTTTTGTCTACAAACATCCACATTGAGCGACTACCATTCTCATCACCATTTTGAATCAAACGATTCCAAACTTTCAAATACCTCTTACCTTCTTGAATTTCCAATCGATGCCACAACATATTGTGAGATTCGATTGCTTTCACTTTCCACTCATTATTCAGAGTTTCAACAAGTGCTTCAGTCAGGAATTGTGCTTTGGTTTGAGTGATCATAATGCTGTGTGGTTACACTACAGAAGACATTTGGAGGTTACTAACTTTATCTTCACTCATCTTGCGATTGATTGTTGATACTTCAACGGAAGAATGTTGAGTTTGATATTCTTGTGCGATCCAAACAATTCGTTTGGTATCAATATCACTCGCAATGTTGTAGATCATAGTTTTTCAATCGGATTCGGATAGTGTTCATTTTCAGTGGTATCATTTGTGAAAACTTCTTGATCATCTTCACTGAATAAGAGATATAATGTTTCATCATTATCCTCTACATTCCATTCACTGTAAATTGAATAGATGTCATTACAAATTGATTTCTTTTCTTTCTTCTTTAGTTTTTTTAAATCACGACCAAGATATTTGATTCGTTGTTCATAATTGTCTTGAATATCATTTGCAAGGTATTCAGATCGTTCGGGATTGTAAGTGAAGACAATTCCTTCAACTTCAAAGACTTCAGTGTCCGCAGAATCAAAATTCATAGTAATCAAATTATTTTGCTTCGGTAGTGGCTTTGCCTACGTTAGAAGGACCAACCCAAACAAGATCATTCTCTTTCCAGTGTTCAATAAATGCACGACGAAGTTCAGTCAATTCTTGATAACGATCAGATTGTGCCTGAGTATAAGTGAAGTTCTGAATACGCCAGGTTTTACGAAGTTCTTGAAGTTCGCGAAGGATTTGAGAAGAATTGTTCATAATTTGAGTGGTTACAATAATGTGGACGTTTGGTGGTTACTAACTTTATTACGGAATTACATATTGTTGAATATCCGCAGGATCGTCACTGTCAAGGTATACTTCAGTGAGTCGAATTGCTTGTTCACGATTTACAAATACCATTTCAACATTATCAATAGTCAAATCATTATGAACAATAACTTTCAATGGTTCAACTCCAGACTCATTGATGATGCCAGAAATGTCACTCCAAATGTAATCGGGGTCGAAGTCATATTGAACAGTGACAGTTTGTGTCATAATCATTTACCTTCCTCCAGAGTAATAGTGCGATACTGTTCGACGATATTAGTCAAGTTATCAATTGCATATTGCATCGATGCACGTGAATATCCAGTGGCATATGGATAACCTTTGTCTGGATCTAATTTGGATTCATTACTTACATTTACAGCATCGGTAAGATTATCGATAACTGTCAAAAGTTGAGAATCAATGTTCATGATGAATGACACAGAAAGAATAGATTAGGAGTGCTCTAGGCGATTAGAGATGCCTCTCAGAGGATGTTCAATACTGTGGACATTTCGAGGTTACTAACTCTTTCTCTTACGAAGTTTCTGAATAAATGACCTTGCAGATTGTTCATTCCGACACACTTTCATTTTGGTACAGTTGTCATAAACAACCATCAGTTTAGTTGTTGATCCAACAATGGGAATTGCGACATATTTTCCCTTATCTACAGCAAAACCTACGTTACCAACAACTGGATCTAAAATGTGAGAGTTTGTGAAATTCATTTAGATAAACTTGGTGAGCTTCTTCAATAGTATCATATATTCCCAAATACTCAGTTTTACCATTATGTGCGATACGAGAGTAATACCTACCACTATGTGCGGTTGATACACCTTTGACACCTAATTCATTGTCTTTTCTTACTTTAGTATTGTAATTATTTTGTGTTTGATCAACTACTCGTAAATTTTCTATTCTATTATTACTTTTATCTCTGTCAATATGGTCTATTTGTTGTTCCTGCTCTAAGTCACCATAATGATACTGATACACCAATCTATGCTTCAAATATATCTTCTTATCAACGGATATTTGATGGTATCCAGTGTGATGTTTAGTCCCTGCAATAGAACCTGCAGGTTGTCTTCCTCTACATTTTTTGTAGATAAGTTCACCATCTTGGTAGGCAAACAGTTCCTGTAACCTACCCTGTGAAGGGAGTTGATAATTTCTCATGTGTGTCTTGGCGATGACATTACTATTTAGAATTTTATCATAATGTGGGACTTACGTCAATTTACCCGCCAAGACACACTGACTGCCCACATTATTATTTACGAGTTACACTGTCGAGCATTTCTCCTTTCTCAAACACAATATCCACAGCACGTTGTAGTGACCTTTGAGTGGAAATTCCTACCTGATTGTAGATAGGGACACACAACATACCGTAAGTTTTGTTAGAAGAACCAACCCTAATGACACGTCCTACAGTTTGAAGAAGTTCAATACTGTCCATGTTACGGAGGAAGATGACAGCTTCGAGTTCGGAACAGTTAATGCCCTCAGATAGGATAGAACGATGAAGAACAACAAATTTCTTCTCACTATCACGACCCCAAGCATTCAGAGTCTCGAAGAACTTTTCACGGGATACTTTCTGACCATCGATAACAGCACCAGTCTTTGCAGTGATGTAAAGATAGGAATACCCACGGTTGGTAAGTTGATCTGCAAAATCTGTCATGAACAGATTCTGAAGTTGACGAGTGGTCTTGACACAAACTAGGATCTTTTTGATCCCAATTTCATCAATCGAAGCCAGGACATTGTTCCCCTCCATGTGAGGAGTCAGGGACTTTTTGTCCACCTTATCCATCTCGATCACCTTAACTTTAGGAGGAAGGATAAAACCATTCTCAACCAGTTCAGGTGCAGAAACCCGTGCGATTACCTGGCCATAAGTTTCAGTCCAGTTCATACCTGGTTTCTTAGGTGTCACACTGGTTTTACGAGTTGCAGTAAAGAAGTAGCAACGATCTGCCTTCTTACTGAAATACTCAGTGGGACCGTAGAAGTTACGTTGAACAGAGTTATGTGCCTCGTCAAAGTAAATCGTATCTACAGCAATACCAGACTCCTGAACACGATGAAGAGAATGATAGGTGGTGAAGATAATAACGTGTTCACGCATAGTTTGACACATATCAACAAAAAGTTTGATACGTTCAGACTTTGTGGTGCTGAAATGTTTCGTTTCGCCACTATGAACGTGGAGAACATTAGCATTGGTGATATGTTCCAGATACTCTGATGACAGTTGTTCTGCCAACAGAATACGAGGAGCGACAACAACAATGGTACGAGGTGATTTTATCTCAAATCGTTTCACTGCGTCCATGATAGCGATAAGAGTCTTACCGCCACCAGTGGGAACAATAACTTGACCGATAGAGTTATTACGAAGAGCGTAAACAGCGTCCTGTTGATGAGGGCGGAGTTTGATCATTTATGTGGTGTATGTAATAGTGTGGACGTTTGGAGGTGAGTAATTATGAGCCGAACCCATTATGGAAGTTAGCATATGCAAACTCGGTACGATCTACCAGTTTAACACAACCATAGGTGTCAGAGTGGAAAACATAACCTTCACCACTACATTTCTTACCATTAGGAAGATAAGATTGTGGTGCGTCACTGACAATCAGACTGTCCATAATATCCAGTTTGATTTCCATCACAAACTGATACAGATTAGCGAGATGTTGACAACCAAGAATGTCAGTCAGGGTTGCGTCATCAATATACTGACCAGATTTGATCAGAGCATTGATGGCCATCTTGGCTTGATATGCCTCTTTATCAGTCAGAAACTTGATACCCTTAGGGTTGATCTTAGGGACAGATCCTTGAGGAGGAATACGATCAACAGAAGGTTGCACCCACTTGACCATAGTGGTGTCTTCAAATGTTTCCATCAAAGGTGAACATACATTCTTCCACATTTCCTCGTGAACGTCAACAACTGTGTGAGGAGCAATGACAAGTTTCTGGTCAATTGCTTCGTCAAAGACATAAGTCAGAGTGTTCTGAGTGAATACATCAGTACGACCAAAACCAAGCCAATCACCCCAGTAAATCTTCTCAGTACGAGGAAGATACTTGAAACAATGAGAGAGAATATCTACAACTTCGATTTGATGACCAAAATGAGTGAAGATGTCGTCCATAGAGTAACACAGACGAACTTTCTTCTTGTTAAATGCAGCCTTGGTGCACACAAAAAACTTACCATTGGCAGGGTTAGTACCCCAAACCAACGACATGCCGTCCATCTTCATAGAGATGTGTG